CGCGGCTCTTGCCATCAGCGCCGGGAAGGTGGCGGCTGTTCATGGTCTTGCTGGCCCCGGTGCGGACAAGTTCTTTCTGGCGGGCCGGTGTGCGCAGCACTTCCAGAACGGTGAAGTCGATAGACGACAGAGCCGCCGCGCGCTTGATAACCCGCACTAGATCGGGGTGCGCGCCATCCAGTTTAATAAGCGACTTTTGGCTAAGAACAATCGCCATTTAGCTTGCCTTTCTGTTGGCTGTCGATTATACAGGTGACATGGGAAATCCGAACGGCGGCCTCCGACACGGCCATGCAAAACTGAAAACGCCGACCTATAAAATCTGGCGGGGAATGCGGGCGCGATGCAATCGCCCCAAGCACAAGGATTGGCCGAAGTATGGGGGGCGCGGAATTAAGGTCTGCGAGCGCTGGAGCAGCTTTGAGAACTTTCTAAGCGACATGGGTGAGCGGCCCTCGCTTGACCACACTATTGATCGCATTGACCCGCTCGGCGGTTATGCCCCGGAGAACTGCCGCTGGGTTCCCCGCGCCGTTCAAACAGCAGAGAATAAGACAACACTTAGGGCAGTGACCATAGAGGGCGTCGCCTACCCCAGCATCCGGGCAGCTTGCAGGGTCTTTGGTGTGTCCCCTACAACTGTAAATATGCGCCTCGTGGACGGGCATGATCTAATTGCGGCGATAACAACCCCGGTTGGGGGGCTACCAAACCGAAGGCCGCGAGAGAGCTATTTGCCAAAGCCGGGAATGCCGCCGCGTGAGCGAGACAGCGGTGGGCGGTTTTTGCCTACACCCGCCCGCTAAGGGCAATCACCGTATCCACCAGCCCCCCGCATACGTCCTTGACGCTCTCCCCGTTACGGATGCGCTTGGCGGCTAGGGTAAGGATACGGGCGGCAGCTTCATTGCTCTGACTGAGCGCCGGATAGTCCGCAGGCTCAGCAGCGTGAACGCGGTCTAGCGGGTTGCTGAAAGGCGTCATTCGACCTCCTCCGTATCGTCCACCACAACAAGCGGAACGGGCGGATAATAGGCCAGCAGGACTTCGGCGCTTTCGGCGTCCTTGCCGAGCCACATATAAGGCGGGTTCATACATCCTCCTTCAGCATCGACATTCCGCAGCGGATGCGGCTCACCTCGCCATGCTCCCGGCTGTAGATGATGGCTTTCATATCCCGGCCTGAGCGGTAACCCTGGTGCCGGTGCCAAGCGTCATTCGCGGCCAGCGTCCGGTGCGTTTCAACCGTGCAGCCCGGATAATCCTTGGTCTGGTCGTGGTGGAAATGCCCGCAGTGCCAGACGCGCCAAGTTGCCGCCGCCCATTCCTCCGGGGCATCCGTTGCCATAATCAGCGGAAGATCTTGCAGCTTTGCCCCGTCGCCATGTGTGGAGCCAATCAGGGTCTTGCCGAAGCGATAGTAATAAAAGCTGGCAGGCGTCATTTCGACTTCAACACGCGGCTCGGCGTGGAACATCGCATCTAGGGCCAGCGACAGCATGAAGGCTTGGTGCGGGTCGTGGTTGCCCCGGTTGTTCCGCACAATCACCTTCGCGTGTTTTTCCAGCAATCGCCGAATGCAGCGGACCATTGCTCTAAGCCCGACTTGCGCGATAAGCTGAAAGCGCCCATCAACGTCGAGCTGGTTGCCGCTATGCGGGGTGCGGTTGTTGCTGTTATCAGCGTGGTAGAAGTCACCGAGGTTAAGCAGCATGGCGGTTTCGCTGGACGGGGTAAGCGCGCAAAGCCGGTCCACCGCCGCGAAGGTCAATTCTTCCGCTATCTTGAGGTCGAAGTCCTCCCCCACTTCCCGCGCCCAAGTAAGCAAGCCGAAATGAGGATCGCCCATGGGAATGAGCGTCAATAGGTCGCGGTCGTAATGGTCCGGCAGGGGTGTTGCGGGAAGCAAGCCCTTAACGTCCTGCGTTATGCCCTCAATTGCCGCCGTAAGGGCGTCCAGGGCCTCTTGCTGGCCGGGGGACTGTCTTTCCCAAGTCCGTTCGACCTCGCCCATGGGGCCGCGCTGGACGGTTACTTTGCCCATAAAGAAGCCGGGGGCCGTGCCGCTCTGGAAATGGCCGGGGGCAATCCCCCTGCGCGCCGCCTCCCTTAGCCTATGGTTGAACGTAGGGCGCGGGATGCCGAGCGCGTTTGCAGCTACAACGGCATTGTTGCCGTTTGCCGCATACGCCTCCGCAGCCTCGCGAAGCTTATCTTCGCTGAGTGGCGGTGTCGGTATAAATCACCTATGGTTTGGGCTTGCGGCCTAGAAGCCGTTGAACCGTGGCCGTCTCAAGTATCCGGATTGCCGTCCACACGATGGTCAGCAGGGCGGCAATGTTAGGCAGCATCTGGAATAGCGTCCCCAGCATGGTTCCAATGGAAAGGGCGTCCAGAAGCTGCTTCATGCCTTCAGGTATATGTTTCCAAATGTCGTGGTCGTTCATTTCCGCAGCACCTCGTGCTTGACGGTTTCACCCTCGCGCCAGACCTTCCATTGGCCCGGTGTGGCGATGCGTTCGGCCTGCTTGAGTGAGACCATCCAGATTGCTTTTTCCATAGACATTGACCCGGCTCCTTATGGGTTGGTGTAGGCGGTGTTGTTCTTGTAAATGTCGGCAGAGATATTGAGCGTGCCCGCGCCCTTGTCCCCGCCCGTTGCCGTGGGGGTGTAAGCCGAGTTGAACTTGAGGACGTTCGTTGTCGCGGGGAGGTAGCCTGTCAGCGCAGTCGGCGCGTTGCCGATCATCACTGCGTCAGTCGTGCCGCCGAGGGTCGCACCGCCAGTGGTGTTGCCAGCAAGGTCGTTGCCGTTAATCACAACGTCATCATGGCTGGTTGCAATGCCGTAAAGCTGCGAAGTGTTGCCGCCAAGGTTTGTCGCCGCATTGCCGGTAAACACCAGCCTTCCGCCTTGGGACAAAACGCCATTACGCCGCCCCACAGTCAGCGATTGCCCATTATTGAACACATTGCATCCGCTCACAATCAGCGTCCCGCCGTCGTGCTGAATGCCGTCATAAGCATTGTCGTCGATGGTTGACCCGTAGATCGTAACGTCAATATTATTGGCGCTTATTTCAATTCCGGAGGCGGTGTTGCTTGCTGGTGTTCCCAGCGTCGGGCCGGTCGGATCGCGGCCATTACGCTCGAAGAACCCGCTAATGCGATGCTTCCCGCCGTAAGTGTCCAGACGGATCGAACCAGCATTGTCCGAGCCGAGAAAGGCGTTGACTATCCGCAGATCAAAAATCGGGGTTGTGGCATTGCCAACCAGGTGCAGGCCGCGACCGGTATTGGCAAACGACTTGATCGAATGGATTGTGCCAAGGATCAGGCCAGCAGGGCCAGCAGTGCTTTGAACGCGCCACCCGTCAACCGCGTTGCGGTCAACCAGAACGTCATTTACCTCCCATTGCGACGGGCCATAACCAACCGAATTAGTCTGATAGACGCCGTATTGCAGGTTCTTGTTGCACCGCAGACCATGGATCAAGCCAGTGTCACAGGTGCCGATGGTCAGGCCATTGTAATGCCCCTCGCACCAGATGTCCTGAATTTCGCTGTTGTCGGTTGTGCCAAGAAACTTGACACCATCTGCCCCAGAAGTTGCCACCCCGGAGCGGGTAATCTTGAGGCCTTCGATAGTGTAATTTGCTACCCCGTTAGCCAGTGTAATCGCTGACTGCGTGGTGGAGTAAATCTTAATCTCGGTTCGCCGCGAACCTGCACCGATCAATGCTTGTCCAATGCGGCTAAGGGCGAGCGTCGAATTGATCCTAAATGTTCCGGCAGAAAGCTCCACAATATCATGTGCAGCCATAGCGGCCTGAATTGCGGCAGTATCGTCCGTTACACCATCCCCAACCGCACCAAAGTCCCGCGCGTTCACAACGTCCCGAAGCTTGGCCTGAACCGTGCGGGCAACCGCGCCTGTTCCGGATTGAATGAAGCCGATAAAGGACGAGCCATCCGAACCCGTCAGGCCGATGCCCACCGGGTCAAAGTCATAAACCGTGGTCGCCTCAGTGCCATCTTTCAGCACCGCGCGATAAATCTTGGTGGGGTCCAGGTAGATCGCCGGGAACAAGCCCGCGCTATCCGCAATGACCGGGTTTGACAGCGGCGTGGTTAGATCGCTGTCCACATAGATTGACTGCGGCGTGGTCCCGCCCGTTGCGTAGAAAAACAGCTTCGCAAGCGGTAGGGGGTTGCCATCCGTGTCGGTCGCCCGCGCGGGGTTCGTAAACAATTCGGCCATGTATCGTTTCCCAACGAGAAAGGGCCAAGGTTTTCACCCGGCCCGGACTGTGTTATTGCTTAGGTATGCAGACGCTTAGACGGCCCCGCTTTTGGCTGTGGGCGCTATTGCTGTGGTGGTTTTACCCGTCCGTTGTCTTCATTCTGAGCGGCGGCCTGTCCGGGTGACTGCGCCATCTTGGCGGCAACGCCCTTTAGGTATTCTTCGATTGCCTTGGCGTCCATGCGGGCCATGCTGTTGCCGGACGCGATAGCCGACAGCTTTGCCATATGAGCATTAATTGCTGCCGGGTTCGTGGTGCGGGGGGCTGCGGCAATCCACTTGCTAATGTCTGCCGACAGAAGGGCGCGGGCCGAGATAATGTCACGGGTAGCCTTTGCGGCGGCGGGAACGGCTGCTGCGGCAATCACACCGGGCGACTGCATGGCAATACCGGCCCCAGCCCCGCCTGCACCGACGAGCGAATTGAACAGCCAGGAGCGCCAGTCATTGGCAACGCCAGTCCCCGACTTGCGGCTATTCATGGCGCTGGTTACGTCCTTAACGTCGCGCGAGACAATGCGTAGGCGCTTGATAGAGGCGGCACCTTCGTCACCAAAAATGACCCGCATTGCGCCTTCCGGAAAGTCGCGCTCTTTAGTGTTACTTAGGAACGTGGCGACCGAGAATGGCTCATCGGGGCTAGACCGGCCAAGGGCATTCGCGAAGGTTGCTGCAACGTCCTTTTTCTCGTCAGGCGTCAGACGGGCCATAAACTCGCGGACGCCGTTAGTGTCTTTGCCCTTGACCATGCCGGTAAGGTTCTTCGCCACCTGATCGGCGGATAGGGTGCTGTTGCGCTTGCCGATGATTTTTTGCAGCGTTGCGGTGATGTATTCTTGGCGGGCGCGATAATCGGTGTCGGCCTGCTTGAATAGCTTAGCCGCCGCGCCCTTACCCTGCTGGGCCAGACCGTCCGCAAGGTCGTCTGCGGCTGAATCCATGATGCCAAGAATGCGGGCCTCGTCCTCGCCAAAAACCAAATCGCCCTTGGCAATTTCCTTGCGCATCTTGGTTCGCATGGAGCGCAGGCCATCGACCGAAAGCGGCTTGGTCAGGTCGCTGCGGATTTTCTCAAGATAGGCAATTTCGCGCTCGTTGATGCCAGGGGTTTCCTTGAGGCGAGCGATCTCTGCGTCAGCCTTTGAAAGCGCATTGATCGGCGCGACCTTAGCGTCACCAGCGGCGCGCTTGGCGGCCTCATACTTTGCGCCGAGGTCTTTGCGGCTATCTTTGATAAACCGCTCACCGGCAGCGCGGTAAGTGTTGCCCGCCGTTTCGGCGTTCATGGCGTTGCCGCCCTGACCAAGCTGGCCGACGCGGTTTTCAATCTGGCCTTCAATCTGCTGCATCCCGCGCTGGAACTTCGGGCCGCCAACAATAGAGGCGTCAACACCCGTCACGCGGTTGCGCGCGTTAGGGTCGGCCATAGCGCGGTTGTAGGTGATGCCCTCCGCAGCAGCGGCTTGCGAGCCTTCCGTGGCGCGCTGAATATCAGCCGCGTTAGCCGTCGCCCGATTGGCCGCCATGCTTTCCAGCTTGTTAGCGCCCATCTGGACGCCGCCACCCACCGTGCCGCCAATCGCCGCGCCAAGCAGGGCGTTGCCGGTGCTGCCCACAAGCCCCTCGCCGCTGCCAAAGCCGTAGAGGCCTCCGAGCGCAGCACCAGTTCCAGCGGCCTCGCGAACGGTCATGGGTGCGGCATTCAGAGCATTGCCGCCAGAAGCCAGCGCGCCGGTAAACTCAACAGCAGTGCCAAGCGCCCCGCCACGTTCCCGCGCTTGGTTTAGGCGGTAGTCATAAGCCTGATTTTCCTGCTGATACGCCTTGATCGGATCATTGCCGGTTAGCGCGGCACCGATTGCAGCGCCAATACCGGCGGACTCATCCTGTAGATTTAAAGTGTAACCCTGCCTTGCAAGGTCAAAATTGTCTGCCGGGCCAAGCGCCTTGTCTTGTTCCGCCGCCACCCGCTTAATATCGGCCATATAGGCCTCTTCGGCCTGCGTCGTATCAACGCCGCCGAAAGCGTAACCCTTGCGGGCGCTGTCCACCATTGAATTAAGGGCTTCGGGCGCGGGAACTGGAATGTTGTTCTGCTGATACCAGCTTGCAACATTTTCCGGCGTAAGGTTTGCGTTGCCTTGGTTCTGATTAAAGAACCCTACAATCATCGCCTCTTGGTCGGGCGTGATGCCGTAGTTCTTTAGAACATAGCCAGCGCGGTCAAATGGATCGGTATTACTGCCGAACTGGATTTGCGTTCCAACTGGAAGGCCGCCGCTTGTTTCAACAGAGGGCTTGTTGCCCTTGCGCTGCTTGTCATACTGCTGGAAGCGCTCAAAATAGGCGTGACCGTCATCCGGGCCGACAACCTCATACGGGTCATAGTTATAACGCTTTGCAACCTCACTGTGGAACCCGCGCAGTTGGCCGTAAATCTTGCGGCGCTGGGCAACCGAATTAATGATCTGTTGGCGAATGGCGGCGCGGGTTTCCGGCGTGTAGTTACCGGCACCGTCCATGCCAAACTGCTTCTTAGTGCGCTCAACTGCTGCCTGGAACCACGGCTGCGACTCCGTGATCATTTGCTGTTCCGCCTCGCGAACAACTGATTCCGGGTCCATTGCCTTGGCGAAGGCGTAAGTAAGCGCAAGGTCAGACTGCGGCCCCGCGCCCGTATCAAGCGCCTGCCCAAGCTGACCCAGTGCTACGCGGTAGGTCTTGACCTCTGGAAGCTTGTTCCAGTCGTCACGAAGCTTGCCGACATTCGCAAAACGTTTGTCGTCGCGGTTGAAGGTGTCGTTCTGTGCCTGGCGCGCTTGATCCTCCGCAGCCCGCTGCTCGCCAGCCTGCGCACGAGCTTCCGCTGCGGCCTTGGTCGGGTCAGGCGTTCCAGGGATAACGCCGGGAGCGCGGGGGCGCGAAACAGTCGGCTGCGCAGCCTGAGAACCCGGCAGGAGATGCCCAAAAACGTTATCTTGCGCCATTACGGTTTCATCCCCCAAGCCTGGAGCTGCCTAAATACGTCATCAACATTTGCACCCTTGCGCACAGCCTCATGCGCTTCCGCCCAAATCTGGTCGTCGGTTTTTCCTGCTGGTTTCTGCGGGATAATTTTGGGGGCGGCAGGCGGAGGTGTCTTGTTGCCCCCAAGGTATTCTTGCACGGCAAGCGGGTCTTTGGTGTTGACAAGCGTGTTATCGCGGGGGACCGGCTGATAATTGGGCTGAACAAACTTTTCGTATTCGTCCAACTGCCCAGCGACCGCCAAGGCCCCACGAAGGTCCGCCTCCGGGTTCCCGGAAAGCTTGAACTGGCTTGTATCAATGCCCTGCCGCTGAAGTGTCGCAAGCGCCTGCTGCAAAGCTGGCCCCTGTTGCTCCGGTGGCAGAGGCAGGATTGAAAACGCCTGCTGGGCAATCATGCCCATGACACCATCAAACTGCTTTTTGCCGTCTTCGCCCAGTTTCATGTAGGTGTCGCTATTGAAATAAGCGACCTTCTGGCGGGCAGCGGCGCGAACTGCCGGGTCCGGGTTGGCAAGGGCGTCACCAAGGATTTGACGCTGCTGGGCCTCCTGCTGAAGCTTTGCCTGTTCTTGTTGCTGCTTCTGAAGCTGGCCGAACAACTGCGGGTTATACCGGGCGATGGTGGCCCAGTCCTTGCCCATGTCGCGGTTGTGCTGGTCGCCAATGCCGGGGGTCATTCCGCTCATCGGAGGAAGTGGCATACCGCCCGGTTGTCCCGGAATGGTCGGCGCACCCGTTGGCGCACCCATAGGCGCGGGCTGTCCGACCGGAACGGACTGGCCCGGAATCTGCCCGGTCAGAATGCGCGAAGTCGCGTTGCCCACGCGGTTGTCAACGATGTTCTGGCCGATCTGCTGGCCCATCGCGAAATAGGCCAGCGCGTTGTTGTTCCGCGCCGCAGCGCCCCAATCAATAGCCATTACTTACCCCCCAGCTTGAAGAGGCTTCCGCCAACTGCCGACAGCGCATTGCCGAACGGGCTAGTCTTCTGCATCGCAGCGTTCGCAAGGTTCTCGCCTTGCTGCATCTGGATATTTGCCAGATTGTTGCCGAGGCTCGTTGACACGCCCGCTTGCGCCGATGCGGCAGTTAGGCCCTTGTTCGCCTGCCCGCCGAGCATATTGAAGTAGTTACCAAACTCGTTGCTGGCGAAGTTCTGGCCGTATTCGTTAATGGCCTTCATCGCCGCGCCAGACTTGAGCGTCCCCGCCCCGGCATAGCCCGAATTTACCGCGTCCATGCCTTCGCCAAGCCGGAACTGGTAGCCGGTCGAATTGCGGAACTGGTCAAAGGCCGCGCGGGCCGCATCGGTTGAGGTCTGCGGGGCGGGCGTATTCACCATGCCGTAACCACCACCGAAGCCGCCGCCGTTAAAATTGGAGAAATTGCCCAAAAGGCCGCCATCGCCGATCTGCGAGTAGTCGTTAAACCCGCCGCCGCCAAAGCCGCCCATCATTGGCATTTGCTGCACCATCTGCGGGGCCGACTGTTGCCCGCCACCCAGCCCTAGCAGCGCATTAATCTGGTTATTCGCCGCTATGCCCGACTGTTGCCATGGGGCAAGGGCCTGTGCGCTTTTGTCATAGTTTTCCCGCAGAACCGCCGCAGAGGCATCGGCAGCCTTCTGCGTAGCGTCTGCCGCCTTGCTAGCCGCCTTGTTCTGATTGCTACCGGAAAGGACTGCGCCCCCCAAGGTAGCGGCGGCAGCGATAGCCGTTGCAAGTGCCATATTTAGAGCCTCTTGATGTAAGAGTTTTCAGAAGCGCGATACCCGCGCCGTTCGTAAAGCTTGCCCATCCGGTCGCCATTCAGGCGGGCCAGGGACTTCATTTGCCAAGTCGTGCAGCCGCGCTCCCGTGCCGCGCTCTCAAGCCCCACCAGCAGCTTCAGGCCGGTCGATTGCGGGGCCTTATCCGATACCCACCAGAACAGTTCCTCACCGCTCAGATGGTCGCGTTTGAAATAGACCGGCGAGACGATCCCAGCACACATTCCAACAATGCCGTCAAAGTCAGCAACCAGAACAATCGCTAGGCCCGTATCCATGAAGGCCCGCAACGAGGCTTCGCAATCGGCCTCGTCATATTCCAGAACGTCAGACCAACCGGCCTGATCGAAGAACGCCCGCCCCAGCCTTGCAATCTCCGGTAGATCGTCAGGCGTGGCAGGCCGGATCAAGGAATGACAATCCCGCCAACACCCGGCGCGCCAACATAGCCCCCATCGGTATCGGGTGCCGCCGCTGCCGGGGTTGTTACCGAGCCGACAAGGTGCCGGTCGCCGGTCTGTGCCGCCGTGCTTTCCGAAGTGGTCGTTTGATAGGTTACAGCCCCACCAGCGCGTGAGGCTTGATCGTAATAGATGTAATAGAAGGTCGAATAGGCGCGCCCGGTCAGGGTTGCGCCAGTCACTGCAACGCTCGTTCCGTCCCCGTAAACCCGCGTATGGCCGCTGATCGTGATACTGGCATCAGCCCCGGCGTCGGTTGCCGTAATCGTGATACCCGTCACGCCGCTGTTTGACAGGGCCGATTGCGCAGCCGCATCGTCTGCCGCGCCTTGTGCTGCTGCCGCCGCCGCATCTGCCGCCGCCGCCGCCGCATTGGCCGCATCCGCCGCGTCCTGTGCCGCTTGAATAGCTGCAACGCTATCGGCAAGGTCGTTAATTGCCGTTTCCAGTGACTTGGCGAAGGTATCCCACCATTGATGGAAAGCCCGGTCAGGCAGGCCGTCCCGCCCCGCGATAGCCGCAAGACGCTGAAGGCGGGGAAGCTTGAGCGCCATTACAGCCCACCAATCCGCTCGTTGACCAGAACGTCCGAAACGCGAAGGTCAACCGGGTCTGAGCAACGAAACTCAAGCAGGATGCCCGGACGCGAGGCAATTCCGCAGGCCAGCCATTCTACCCGCTTGCGATAGTTGCCCTGCTCCCCAAGCCTTGCCGTGCGCCAGTTGCTCCACGTTTTCCCGGCATCGCGCGAGGAACGCATTTCGATGATTGGATTGGTGTAGTTGCCGACCAGATAGCCGGTCTGGCCGACATTTGTTCTAGCTTGGACGCTGGACAGGATAACCCCGCCCGCATTGATCGGCACACCGGCGCGGAAACGGCGCTCAAGGGTTGAGCCGAGGTCTTCCCAGCCGTTGCCCCATTCCATCGTCGTGCCGTCAACATACGAGCCAAACACACCCCCGGCAAAGCAATGACCCGCGAAGTTATCCAGTTCCACGCTGTCAAAGGTTGACCACAGCCGCGAGCGCAGCGACCAGACTTGCGTTTCGTTATCCAGCGTAAGGGCGAGAAATTCCGTCCCTTCAAGGTGGAACGTCCACAGCTTTGCGGTCGCGCTGGCCTCAATCCGTGCCTCAAGCCCCGGCCCCGAAATGATGTTTTCCGGGCTTTCAAGGCAGACTTGGTGCGTATCCGTCACCCATGCAAAGGTTGGGCCAATCAACGCCGCACAGCCCGTTGAACGGATGCCTCGGCGATAGGTCCGGCCTTCAAGCACCTGAAACGGCAGGTCCGGGTCTGGCGTGTTGGGCCAAAACTCAACCGTCTCGCTGCCGAACAGGATGAGGCTGTCAGACCATGCCAAAACGTCCTTGAGCCGGTCGGGCTGCTGTTCCGCCGTGGCAAACGATAGCGCGTCAATCGTGGTGGAAAGAACGTCTGACCAATAGAATTTCTCGGTATCGCCGCGAATGGCAACCAGGCGCGAGCCAAGGACCACAATCTTGATGACCGGCGCACTATCGGGGAACGTCACCGCCGAAAGGGTTGCCCCGTCATAGACCCAAAGCGAGGCCCCGCCCGCGATAAATAGCTTGTCTTCAAAACCCGCCATTGAAAACGGACCAGCGCCGTCAATCGAACCGATAGCAACGCCTTCGCGGTAGAGGTTTCCGCCTGAAACCCCGTAAAGCGCGCTATCAAGCACCCCGTCGCCCTTGAACAAGGCTTGCACCGGGCCTGCGCCCATATCCACAACCCGGTCAGTCAGACCCGGACGGGATTGCAGGACAACGCCGGTTTCTTCAGTCGTGGCCGCTTCCGCAAACATATTCACAACGGGAAGATCGGGCATATCGCCCCGCGTCCGCTCGTTTGAGGAAGTGCCGAAAGCGAGGCGCATCAGTAATAGACCCCCGCCGCACGATCTTCGGGCAGGTTGGCGGTCTTGATGTGCTGCATCCCGCGCACCGCATTGCTGGCAATCGTTACGCTGATCGGCAGGTCGTAAAGCTCGGCAATCTCGACAATCAGGTTGTTCTTGATTGCCGACAGGAACGAGGGCTGGACCCGCAGAACGGTTGCCTCAAGAATGGGGTAAGTCGCCCCAACCGCCGCGCCGGTTGCATCCCATTGGCGAAGCATGTCTTCCAGACGCTCAAGGGCGTCTGACATGGCCGAGGCTTCCGGCGTTTCGTCCTTGCCGTAAATCTTGCGGAGCGCAAATTCGCAAATCTCGCGGGCTGTAGCCCCTGCGGTATTTGCTACGATAGGAAGGTAAATCGTTTCGGTCAGGGTTTCGCCCTGATCGCTGGTCGCCTCAAGCGTGAAGGTCGCAGTTGTCCCCGCCGTGCCGCCCGAAACGTAAAGGACAACGGAATTGTCCTCTAGGCTCTGGTTATCAATGACGGCTCCGGAGACCGAAGCGGTATAGCTGCCCAGCCCGTCGCCATAAGCAAGCGGGGGCGACCAGGTGTAACGAT